TGAGCAGGTAAGCCTGTGCATGGTCGGTATGAAGATTGCCCGTGAAGTCAATCAGACAAAGCCCGACACCGTGGTAGATGGAATTGGCTACTTCCTTACTTTGAACATGATTCAGGAAGAAAGAATCCGACGCACCCTTGAATAATTAACTGGGGTTTGGTATACTTATGGTGTCAGAGAGGAGATGCCATGAGAGAGTTCAGAATCTCAGAAATCAATGTTGAGAAAACTTTAGCCAAGGCTCAGAAGATTGCTTCCCGTGGTAAGAGCAAGGGTTTAAGTGGCGGGTTTGAAGTCCGCATTGAATCACGCTCCGAGCAATTAAACGGAGTTCAAAGCGAATACTCAGTTCTTGTTATTGAAGGCGAGCCAGTCAAATTCAACGGCTGGCAATTCGTTGGCGTTGCTGAGTTCATTGAGGGCAAGGCTCTAACAAAGTCCATCGCAGGTGGAATCGAAATCAAATCATCTGAAGTTAAGATTGGTTTCTGCGAGCATTGCAAAAAGACTCGCTCGCGCTCCAAGGTTATCTTCGTTCAAAATGAAGAGGGAAAGTTGAGTCAGGTCGGCTCAAGTTGTGTTAAGGATTTTCTTGGCTGGGAGTTCAGCGCTTCAGCATTGGTGACTGAAGAAGAGTTTGAAGAAGAATTTGGTGGCTTCTCAGGTAGCAGTTACAGCGGATTCGACACTTTAGGAGTTCTTGCAACAGCAGTTTGCGCTGTCGAGAAAACTGGCTTCGTTCCTTCAGGTAGTGGTCTTTCTACAAAGGAAGTTGTGTGGGAAAAGTTAAATGGTGGCTTCCATGGGCTTAACAAATGGAAAGAGTTGGTTGGTCAGGAAGTTACAGAGGCTCACCGTGCTAAGGCTCGCGAATTGGTTGAGTTCGGCAAAAACTTTGAGGGTGAATCTAGTTACGCTCAGAATGTCAGGATTGTCAGCGGGTTGGTCTTTCAAAAGTACAACACAGCAGGAATCTTGATTAGTTTGCTCAAGGCTCACCAGCGTCAATCTCAAGAAAAGATTGAGAAGAAGGTTTACAAGTCTGAAATCTTGGCTCCAGTTGGTGAGAAGATTGAGGTCGAAGTGACAGTTCTTAGTGAGAATACTTTTGAGTCTCAATTTGGATTGACTACCTTGTACACATTCGAAAGCGGAGAACATCAGTTGAAGTGGTTTTCAAGCCGTGGGCTAAATGTTGAAATTGGCTCTAAGTTGAAATTAAAGGGAACAGTCAAAGGTACCGACGAATACAAAGGAACCTTCTCAACAGTTCTTACTCGTTGCAAAGCCGTCTAAATTGCGATGCGATACACTATGACTAATGTGCGCTAGTCGCCCTAGTTAGTCGTCTTACCTCCGTGTCCATGTGACCTTAGACGGTGTACTTGGGCTACCCATGCGCCGTCAAAGGAGGAGTAGATGGCTCAGTATCGAGTCTTACAGGGTATTGATTACCCGCCAAACAAACGCGCCGAAGTTGGCGATGTTGTTAATGATTTACCACCAAGTTCTGTTAAGTGGCTCCTTGAAGTCGGCGCGATTGAAGATGCGTCCAAGCCAAAGTCTGAGCCAAAAGTAGAACCAATCAAAGAAGAACCAATCGTAGAAGAGCCAGTTGTTGAGGCTCCAGTTCAGCCTGAAGGTTTTGACCCTGAAGCAACAGATGGCGATGGCGATGGATTCCTTCAAGACGGAACACCTTTCCAGCGCCCAGTTGAGGAGACTGAATAATGCCAACATTTGCTCACGGTAAAAATGTCAATGTTTTTATTAACGAATACGATTTCTCTGCTTACTTTAATGATGTCTCAGCAACAAGCACAGTTGAGACCGCTGAAACTTCAGCCTTTGGCTCAAGTGCAAAAACTTACATTGTCGGTTTGCAAGACGGAACCGTATCTTTAAGCGGAATGTTTGATGGAACTGCAACTGGTACAGATGTGGTTTTCTCTAGCGTTCTTGGTTCTGCAACAAAGCAGTTGGTCGTAGTAGCACCATCAGGTCACTCAAATGGAGCAAACGCAATCATGCTCGAGGCAGATGACACCTCATACGAAGTTTCAGGAGCAGTCGCAGACATTGTTCAGACAAGCGCTGAATTCCAGTCAAGCGACGGAGTTGAACATGGAAAGATTCTTTCTTCAGGTTCAACCGTTACCTCAACAGGAAATGGAACATCCGTTGATGGTGGAGCCGCTACCACGAATGGTGGAGTAGGCTTTTTAACAGTTCCAACTAATACTCGTAACGGAAACATAACAGTAAAGATTCAGCAGTCAGCCGACAACTCAACCTTTACTGATTTGATTACCTTTACAGTCGTTTCTAGTGCTACTGCAACTTCTCAAAGAGTTGAAGTAACTGGAAGCGTAGCAAGATACCTGCGCGTGAACTACACGGTTGCAGGTTCCACAGGTAGCGCCACCCCAGTAGTGGCTTTCGCAAGGAGAAACTAATGCCTACATTCACACACGGTAAAGCCACCGTATTCAAGGTGGACAATTCAGGTGGAAGTTTAACTGACATCAGCAATGTGCTGACAGATGTTTCATTCCCACAAACAGTAGAAACTGCTGAAACTTCAAGTTTTGGCTCAAGCGCAAAGACCTATGTAGTAGGACTTTCAGATGCAACAATCAGCGCTTCAGGTAACTTTGACGCTACAGTTGATGCACACTTGTCAGGAATTCTTGGACAAGCGGCTACAGTATCGTTTGAGTACGGTCCTGAAGGTCTAGCAACAGGAGATTCAAAGTACACAGGAGAGTGCATTTTGACATCTTACGAAAAGAGTGGTGCAGTTGGCGATGTCGTAACTTTCTCAGCAGAGTTCCAAGTTACAGGCGCAGTCACACGCGGTACTTATTCATAATAACTAAATAAAAATTTAATAAATCGTGACCAACCTAGTGTCCAAGGAGAAATAAATGAGTCTAAAAGAAGCAATCTTCAGTAGCGATGACATCACAAAGGAACTCGTAGAGATTCCTGAGTGGGGAGTAACTGTTGAGGTTCGTTCAATGACAGCGAACGAAAGAGCCAAACTCGGCGAAGGCGCCGCGAAGGGCGATAAAACAGATGTCGGAGCAATGTACGCATTGACTGTAATTGCAACTGTTTATGACCCAGCAACAGGTCTACCAGTATTTACTGCACAGGATAAGGAAGCCATCCTTTCAAAGAACGGCGCTGTAATTGAGCGTCTTGCTACGAAGGCTCTTGGTAACTCAGGTCTTGCTGAAAAGGCGGTAGACGAAGCACAAGCACGATTTCCTGAAGAATCCTGAGCGTAGGTTTCTTTTCGAACTTGCGGAAGAATTAGGTCGGACGGTGGGCGAACTTCTTTATGGAAGTCCAGCCCACCGCCCCCTATCTAGTATGGAATTAACTGAATGGTCTGCTCTTTACATCCTTCGCGGAAAAGAGCGGGAAAAAGCGGAGAGAAAGGCTAAGGCAAGACGATAATGGCTGAAGTTCCGCAAATGGAGATGAGAGCGCGAGTTAGCGCTGATACCGCGCAATTTACTCGCGGTATGCAACAAGCATCTCAGGCTGTAGAGAGTTTCTCTCGAACAACTGGACGACTCAACTCAACAATGATTGGTTTGGGTGTTGTCGCAGGTGCAGTTGGCGCCTCGGTAATTGCTTTTGGAATTAAGTCATTCAACGCAGCCGCTCGCGTTGATGAGTTGAATTACGCTTTAGATGCAATTGGTAAATCTACAGGGCTTGGTGGACAAGCACTTGCAGATGAAGCCTCTGAAGTTAAAGGCATGGGTATTGAGATGGAGATTGCCCAAAAAGCCGTATTAAAGTTTGCTCAGAATAATCTTGAATTAGGTAAAGCATCTGACATTGCTCGTATTGCTCAGGACTTAGCAATTATCAGCGGTGAGAACTCAACAGATACATTTAATAAATTAACTCACGCTGTTATTACAGGGCGAAGCGAAGTTCTCAAATCAGTTGGTATTCAAGAAAATGCTGGTCAAATGTATGCCAAATTTGCAAAAAGTATTGGCAAGACAACAAAAGAATTAACTTATCAAGAAAAACAACAGGCTGTTCTTGCAGGTGTAATGGCTGAAGGTACTAAAGTTTTTGGTACTTACGAAGCGGCGATGAAATCCCCAGGAAAGACTTTGCGTTCGTTCAAGCGCTTACACAACGAGTTGCAAGTAGCAATGGGTAATGTTTTACTTAAAGCCTTTGGACCTTTAATTTTAGCGGCGTATGACCTTGAAAAAGCAATTACAAAAGCAGTTGAAAAAAATAAAACACTTCAAGCAGTTCTTGGCGCTCTTCAAGCGGTATTTACAAAACTTACAGAGCCATTAACAAATTTAATAAAAAACATTACAGATGCCGTAAAAGGCTTTGATGTCATGTACACAAGCGCTGAAAATGCGTCTAAGGGTATAAAGAGAGTTATACCTGATACCAAAAAACTTGCTGAGACATTTGAAATGTTATTGCCACCTATCGCGGCGGCAACTGCTGGACTTGCTACTTTTGCTGGACGAGGATTACTTCAAAATCTTCCTATAGTTGGTAATCTTCTATCTAAGTTAAAAGTATTCCCAGTCATGATGGTTGTATTGGCTTTAACTTCAACTCAAGTTAGAAAAGCCCTAGTTAATTTATTTTCCGCTTTCAAGCCTTTGTTACCAGCAATTGTTCAAATTGGTAAAGCGATGGCAACTGTCAGTTCTATTGGAGTCATGGTTCTTGCAAAAGCCATCAACATTTTGGCTGGAATTGTTCGTGCCGTTATTGGTTTTATACAACAAAACATCGGTGTATTTAAGGCATTAGCGGCTGTAGTCGCTTTCACGGCACTTGTTTATGGTGGCTATCGATTAGCAATCTTACTAACTACAGCGGCTACTGTGGCTTGGGGATTTGTTACAACAGCAGTCACTACTGTCATCAAGGCTATGCGTGTTGCCGTTTTGATGCTTAATGCGGCTATGTTATTAAACCCAATTCCTTTAGTAATTGGTCTTATAATCGCTTTGATAAGTGCTTTTGGTTATTTGATTGCAACAAACGAGGACTTTAGGGAAGTTTTCAAAAAAGTATTTAATTTTGTAATCAAGGTAGCAATTCATGTGTTTGCAAGCATTGTCATGGCTATCGGTATGGTAATTCAAGCATTTGGATTTATTGTGAGAGTTTTAGGATTTTTTGCTGAAGTCTTTGCAAAAGTATTTGAATTTGTTATGGATGTTATTTTAACTTACGCTTCTACAACTCTTAAAGTGTATAAGAGAGTTATTGATGGTTTCATAGAATTGATGGAGACTCAAGGATTATTCTATGATGTTGTCAAGGCTATTTTTAATGCTGTTATAAGAGTTATTACTTTAGTAATTTCAGGTATCTTAAACGGTTTTGGCAACCTCGTAGGTGGAGTAGCCGACCTTATTGGTGTATTTAATAACTTATTTACTGGGGTTAAATCTGTATTCTTGGGAGTTCTAAATGCCATTTCGAGAGTAGGAGATGGTATTTTCGGAATTTTATCTTCTGTCGCTGAGGGTGTTGGAAAATTCTTAGGCATTGTTTATGATTTTGTTACAAACTGGATTCGTCAATTATTGAGTTTGTTCTCAAAAATCCCAGGAATAGGTCCAATTGTTGCTAATGCTCTTAACGCTGGATTAGATGCGGCGCGTAATGCTGTAACTGGAGTTACAAAACTTGCTGTTAATCTTGGCAAAAATGCTTTCGATGGAATTGTTAATGGAGTTAAAACTACTGTAAACGCAATTGGAACAGTAGGAGGGGCAACTGAAAAAGGTTTAAGAACAGTTGAATCAACTTTGAAAAAGTTTTCAGCATCGGTTAAAGAATTTGGCGCTAAAGATAACGGTGCCAAAATTATTGATTTCTTGGTAAAGGGAGCAACGAACGCTTCAAATGCTCTTGGCGTAGTAATTACTGGTATGGAAAAGGTCATTGATTTTGATGTGGCTCGTACCGTTGGTGACTTCATTGATGGAATTGCAGGACAAATTGATAAAGCAGGAGAGTTTGTTCTAGGGCTTTCTGCAACAATGATGGAGTTTGCAAATGAGACTGATTTTGCAGATGTCGTCGGAACAAAAATTGGCGATTTTATTGACAAGATTAAATCAAGCCTTAAAGAAGGTCTTGGTTTTGGAGACATTCTTGCTGAAGAAAAGAAAAAGTATGATGCGGCTACTAAGAAAGATGATGGAACAGAAGCCGCTCAAGATGCTGAAGAAATGGCAAAGCGTCTAAAAAGTATTCGCGAATCAATGCAAGCAGGTATTGACTCAATTAAAGGCGTACTTGACGACCTCAAACAAGCGGCAAAAGATTTTGCAGACAGCCTAAAAGATACAATTGTTAATTTTGCGGGTCTCAAAGGTATTGAGTTGCCTGATGGTTTTGTTCCAAAGGCTAAGTCTTTAATCACAAACATGGAACAAAGGCTTAATAAGAGCAAAGAGTTCGCTGGACAGATTTCTAAATTACAGGCTATGGGCTTAGATGCGGACGCACTCAAGTCAATAATTGAAGAAGGTCCAATTAAGGGAGCGCAAATTGCGGCTTCTATTTTAGGTGGCGGTCAAAGTGCTATTGATGAAATCAGTAGATTGCAAAAGGAAATTCAATTTACTGGTGCTGTAATTGGTGCTTATGGAAGTGAAGTTGCTTTTGGCGATAAAATTGCTGAGGCAACTAATACTCTTCGTTCTCTTGAGTACGGTCAAATGAAAACTGGTTCTGCTGGTGGCAATGTTTACATCGAGCAGGGAGCATTTCAGGTGATGGTTGATACTTCAGGTGCAGAATCAGCAGATGAACGAACAGCCTTGGTTACAAAGAAGATTGAAGAAACATTTGCAATCCTAGCCCGTCAGTTAGCGAGTAAATAATGGCAACTTATACATTACGCCCTAATGCCAACTGGAACAACGATAGTTTATTTACTATCTCAGGCGGTTCAGCATCAGTTCATGCGGCTCTTGCAGATAACTCAGACTCAACTTACATCACTCGCACTAGCACTACTGTGCCAGCCTCTTATGAGGCTGAGTTCGGAACACAATCTTTGTCGGCTACAGAAAAGGTTGTATCCGTAAATCTACGAGCAAGAATAGCAGTTGGAACTGCTGGTCTTGCTTCATTTAGCCTTGGTGTCATAACTGACCGTAATGGTCGTACTGTGAGTTACTCCGTACCTATTACTAAGCAAAACACTCTTGCTTTGAGTACAGTCGATTTTGCATTGAACCTAACCAGCGCTCCTAACGGAACGGCTTGGACTCAGACCCTTATTGATAATCTCGTAGTTAAATTTGCCGATAACTCAACAGCCAGCGCGGACAGAACAAATGTCTATGAATTATACATTGATGTTGTCACTACAGCCCAGCCATCAGTTACAGTTACAGCGCCATCGGGTTCAGTTACCACGACTTCATTTCCATCAGTTGTTTGGACTTATTCAGATGCAGACGGTGACCCACAATCGGCTTATGAGATTAAGATTTTTGACTCAACTACTTATGGTGGGGCTAGTTTTAGTGCCGACACATCGACGCCAACAGTTGAAACTGGCATTGTTGCCTCAAGCAATAATGGACAAACTCTTGAAGCAGATTTAGCAAACAGCACAACTTATCGTGCCTATGTTCGAGTTGCTCAATTACTTAACGGAGCCAATTACTTTAGCGATTGGGCTTACTCGCAATTTTCTCTAGCCGTGGATGCTCCAGCAACACCAACCATCTCAGCATTTTATGAATCAACAACAGGCTCAGTTACTCTTACAATTTTTGGTAGAACCAATGTATTAAATACTAATCAAGCATCTCTTGAAACAAATACAGATGGTTGGGTTGCTCTGACTAACTGTGCAATTACTCGCTCCACATCTCAAGCATCAAGTGGTAGCGCCTCTCTCGCTTTGACTGCCTCAGCATCAGGTGACATGGTTGCAACCACAACTACAGCAACAGCATTTGCGGTAACTGCTAACAATGAATTTTCTGCAACCGCTGAGTTTCGAGCAAACAGCACCGTTCGTTCAACAGCGGTTGGAATTGTGTGGCGCAACTCAAGCGGAACAACAATTTCTACTGCCTACGGTACAGCCGAGACAGATTCTTCAAGTGCATGGAATCAATGCACCGTCACAGCGACGGCTCCAGCAACAGCGACTACCGCTCTCGTAGCAGTTAAAGTTGTATCTGCTGGTTCAAGCGAAGTTCACTATGTAGATAAGATTGCTTTCCACGCTGGAGATGAACCGTTTTGGACTCGAGGCGGATTTAGCACATTTTCTTTTGATGTCGAACGCTCAGATGACTCAGGAACGAGTTACACAGCAATTCGTAACAGTCCAGTTAGCGCATCGACCTCACAGATTGCAACAATTAGCGATTATGAAGTTCCTCTTGATACAACCGTGACTTACCGTGCGAAAGCGAGGGCTGAAATCTAATGGCAGTTTTATCCTCGGGGTACACAACTACCGAACCAATCCAAATTACCAATACTGGAGTTTGGTCATTTACGGCAGTTGAAAGCCCAACTATTCAGGTTAAGCAATTACGAGTTCAGCAACCTTTGAATTCATCAATCGTTGAATCTTATGGAGTTTTCAAACCTCTTGGTGCGTCAAAGACAATTGTTGTAGCAACAAGCATTTATGGCATTGATGGCTCTTATGAGTTCACTACACAGGGAGAGACAGAATGGGATGACCTTTATCCCGTTTTGACTTATCAAGGAATTCTTCATGTCCACGACCCTCTTGGTCGTCAAAAGTATGTTCGCTTTGTTGATAGAACATGGACAGAGGTTGGAAACATCGACAACTTAATCCGTAACGCAAAGGTAAATTATTACGAGGTCGAGGCGCCTTGATGTATCCCGTATCTGACAATTTTCTTGCGTCAGTTCGTAAATCTCACATCAGTCATGTAAAGATTGAGATTTATGACATGGCTAATAATGAAATTATCAGTACCGCCCAACCCATTTCAGGAGAAGTAACTATTGATTCACGGCGCGACATTCGCCGTCAATGCACCGTTGAGTTCGTGGATAGAGATGGCACCCTTCTACCCAACAATAATCGTTCGGCAATTTTGCTTCCATACAACAGAGAAATTAAAATTTATCGTGGCGTTCAGTTTGCAGATGGAACCGAAGAATTAGTCCCGCTTGGTGTATTCATTCTCACCACAGTTGAGATTACAGACACTCCCGAAGGTGTCCGTATCAGCATCCAAGGTTCAGATAGAAGCCTACGCGTCATTCGTGCAAAGTGGACAAATCATGAGTTCTACATTGAAGATGCAACCGCTAAAGAAACTGCGATTGAGCAGATACTTAAAGATAGATACCCAGCAGTTCAAACTTTATTTCCTGTAACAAATCAAGTAACAGACATTATTTATCCAACTCTTGACCAGTCATCAAATCCATGGAAAGAGGCTTTGAAGATTGCTGAGTCGGCTGGCATGGACTTGTACTTTGATGAGAATGGCACGGCTCGTATGCGTCCAATTCCTGACCCTGATAGTGGATTGCCACTTGTCACATACGAAGATAACTCTGAGTCGGTACTTACTTCCCTGAGTCGCTCCCTCTCAAGTGATGAATCTTTTAATCATGTGGTTTACACAGGTGAGGGAACAAATTTATCTATTGGAGTTATAGGAGAAGCAAAGGATGAAAACCCAGCATCTCCAACATACATTTACACATACGGCTCAGTTCCCATCTTCAAGTCATCGCCATACATCCTGACAACCGCTGAGGCAGAGGAAGCGGCGATTGCTGAGTTGAGAAAAGTTATTGGCGCACTTGAGCAGATTTCTTGGGAGCAGATTGTTAATCCCGCACATGATGTTTATGACCTCGTACAAATTGTCAGAACCCCGTCAGGTGTCAATGCTACTTTAATGCTTGACTCAATAACGATACCTTTGGCTCCACAAAATACAATGAGTGCAATTGGTAGAAGTCGGAGATTCTGATGGACTTAAATTATCTTGTAAATCAAATTAAGGCATCTGACCAAGGATTGAGGATTCGCCAAGGCAAAGTCATTACAGTCAATGCCAATTACACGATGGATGTTCAAATTGCAGGAGATACAAACACCCTTCCTTCAGTTCGCTATTTAAGCAACTATGCTCCAAAGCCCGATGACCAAGTTTGGCTTTTGAACAATGGGACTGACCTTTTAGGTTTTGGAATGGTCGCTGGAGCAGGTCGAACTCTTGCTACTACTGCATACAGAACTTCAGTTTACACAATAACCAAAGACACTCTTACAACAATTCCGTTCGAAGCGGCTCGCCGTAATGCGTGGGGGAGTTGGGTGGCAGGAGACGCGACTAAATTGACGGCTCCACTTACAGGTGTTTATCAGGCAACTGCATCAATCTTGTCTCAAGCGGAAAACGCAAGTGTTGAAGTTTCAATTTGGCTCGACTCCCAAGAAATTGCCCGTCAAGATGTTGATTTAACAAAGACCGATGTTGGTGGATTTCATGGAATGGTAACTTCAGTTCCTTTTGAAATGACCAAAGGTGGATTTATAACCATGAAAATACAACATGACTATAATCCGACTCTCGATTTGATTCTTAGCGCTGGCGGTAAAGACCATACTGGCTATTTCAATGCTTTATCTTTAGTATACCTAGGTTCATAAACCAATAGGTTATTATTTACCCATCTAGTTTAGGAGAAAAAATGGACAAGAAAACTCAAGCAATGCTCGCCTCATACGGACGCTCATTTTTAGCGGCTGTTACAACAGCCTTCATGATTACAGGTGGCGACATTCTCGCTCTTGATGGAGATTCACTCAAGGCAATTTTAGCGGCGGGTATCTCAGCAGTTCTCCCAGTCGCAATCAGAGCGGCTAACCCTAAAGACCCTGCTTTTGGAAAGATTGCAGATGGAGTTACTGAAGCCGTAGTTGGAAAACTGACTAAGAAGGCTCCAGCGAAAAAGGCATCGGCTAAAAAGTAATGTCAGTTGAAAAAGTTTTAGCATCAGCCAAAGCCGAGGTAGATGCAGGTTATCGCGAAGGCGCGAATAACGATACAAAGTTCGGTAAATGGTTTGGACTCAATAATCAACCTTGGTGCGCCATGTATGTTTCTTGGTGTTTCAAAGAGGCTGGGTTATCAGACATCATTGCGGCGCAATCTAAAAAAGGTTTTGCTTCATGCGATGTTGGACTCAAGTGGTTTGCAAAGAAGGGTCAAATAGTTCCTGTTGGTCAAGCAAAGGCTGGAGACATTGCGTTCTTCCAGTTCGATGAAGATGCACAGGCAGACCATGTTGGAATTGTTTTGAAGAACGACGGTAAAGGAACTCTTTGGGTCTACGAAGGAAATACAAGTGGTGATACCAAGGGAAGTCAGTCCAATGGTGACGGCGCTTTCCTCAAAAAGCGAGCATACAAACTCATCATGGGAGTTGCTCGTCCAACCTACCCAGCAACGCCAGTCGTTTCAAAGACTGCTGACGAAGCCCGAAAGAAAGCATAAACATGGCAGACGAAATCCAACCAACTTTAGGAGAAGTCATGAGACGCCTTGACGACCTGACAATGGAAGTCAAGCAGATGAATCTCAATGTGAGTCAGACTTATCTTCGCAAAGATGTATACGATTCTGATACAGAGCGGATTTCGCAAGCCATGGACCACATAACAGACCGCCTTGAAAAGATGGAAAGTCGCTCCGAATGGGTTATTCGTACCGTCGGAGCGCTCTTCATTGCAACAGTTGTCGGTGCCTCGATGTATGTTGGACAAATAATCGGCATCTGAGACTTGACATAACCAACAGGGGTTGTGTACCCTCTCGGATGAGAGGAGAACAACTATGTCAGAAGTACAACCAATTGATGATTTCGAAATCATCGAAGAACCAGCCCGTGAGCCATTTGTCGTCGATGACGATTCCAAGGCAGATTGGGCTATGCGGAAACTCGCATCAATTCGCCGTAAGCAAGCCGAGAACAAAGCCATCTATGACCGTGAGGTTTTAAGAGTTGCAGAATGGCTTGAGAAGGTCAATACAGCCCTTGAGAGGGATGCTGAATGGTTTGAGTCGAACCTCAAGCCTTACGCCCTCACAGAGCGCTACAACGGGCGCAAATCGGTAGTTCTACCCCACGGCACAATTAAAACCACCGCAGGTCGTCCCAAGATTGAAATTGAGGATGAATTAAAGTTCCTCGCTTGGGCAGAGACAAGCCAACCTGAGTTGATTCGTGTCAAAAAAGAAATCGACAAAAAAGTTCTAAATACTTTACTTACCGACTCAGGTGATGTAATTTCAACCCAAGGTGAAATTGTGCCATCGGTTCGAGTCATTCCAGCCGATACATCAGTTTCATTTGTCATAGCGGATTAGAGAGGAAATCATGACAGACACACAGTTATCAATTGCTCAAGCAATGACCGCCATCATGAAAGAAGTTGGGGCTATTGCAAAGAAAGATAAAAACACTTCGCAGGGATTTAATTTCCGTGGCATCGATTCAGTTGTCAATGCAGTTTCTCCAGCACTTCAAAAGTATGGGGTTGTTGTCGTACCAACAGTTGATGATTACGAATACACAACAGTTGAAATTGGTCGCAATCGAACAGCCATGGGTCATGTCAAAGTAATCGTGACTTACACATTCATCGGTAGCAAAGGTGATTCAATCAAAGCCACGGTAGCAGGTGAGGCAATGGACTCAGGAGACTGCCAACGATGTAATGGCTCCAAGTGCAATCCTGACAAAGATTACTCAGGCAACTGAGTTGGATGCACTTGCTGAGATTGGTCAGTACATCACAGCAAACAAAGATGGATACAACGCTGAGTTGCTTGAGCAATTTCGTGTGAAATTCAAGGAGCAACAAACAAAGTTACATCCACCAAAGTATGACGCTCAGTTGAATGAGGTTTCAGATGAAGCAACCGATTCTGAATCAACCACAGTTACCGTATAACGGGACTTCGGGACACAGCGGTACCGAGACTTCAAAGGCTCGAGCCATACACGCGGACAGGTCAGGAAAGACTGCAATGCGTCAGGCTCAAGCCCTTGAGTTGCTCAATCAAATGGGTAACAGCGGTTTAACATGGAAAGAGTTTAGTGAGATAACTGGACTTCACCATGGCACCGCTTCAGGTGTATTGTCCGTCCTCCATAAAGCAGGTCGCATTGCACGAATCAAAGAATCCCGTAACGGCTGTAAAGTGTATGTGGGGTTAAATTGGGTCGAGAATCGAATCATTGAAAAACAAGGGCGCAATAAATGTTGCCCACATTGCGGAGGTAATTTGTGAGTATTCGGTGGATTACAAAAGTTTGGTCTGACTCACCTTATGACGGGACTCGACTTTTAATCCACCTTGCACTCGCAGACATCTCTCATGACGATGGACGATTCTTTGCATCGCAAAAAATGTTGGCACAAAAGGGACGCTGTTCTATCGAGTATGTTCGCAAGGTCATCAATCAGATGGTCGAAGAGGGACACATCAAGATAATCAGCAAGGGAAATTCTCGAGGCAAGGCAACGACTTATCAGTTATTGTGGAAAAAACTCCCCAACTCTGTTGGGGAGGCGCTACCAATAGAAGATGACGAACTCCCCAACTCAGATACCCCCCACTCCCCAACTTTGGAGGTCTCACTCCCCAACTCCACTCCGTACCATCCGTCCTATACATCCGTCCTATCTACAACAAAGAGCGACGAAACTGCTATCGCAGTTATCGCGCCTTCAGAATCAGTTGCTAAACGATGGTGGGAAAAGCAAAGAGTTAAACCTCTTGGCAAAGGTGCTTGGCACTCACTTCTTCAGATAACCAAAGCGGCTGATGCGCGAGGTTACTCCGAGGAGCAAATCGAGTTGGCTCTTGATTACATCGGCACGGTTCCAACTATGCGTCAAATGGATTTAGTTCTAAGAGGAGTGGGAGTAAAGACTAAGCATGAAACTTCAGCAATTAAAGCAATCGAACTTGCAGAAAAGTTGCGGGATGAATCTCTCTGACATCTCAATGCTCATGGGATACATAGGAATTTATGACCTAAGAATTCAGGTGGATGAGTTGAAAGTAAGAGCATGGGCGCAGTCCCTTGACTCTGATTTACCTCTTGAGGAAGCAAAGAAAATTGTCGCCTACCATTACGCAAATTCAGATGTTGCTATCAATCCCAGTCACCTAAATCGGAATTGGCGAGTTAGAATCGCATCTGAAAAAGAGCGCTTACGCAGTTTAGAAATTGCCCGTCAGATGGAAGAAGCAAAAGAAAACGCTTTACCGTATGAACAGGCACAAAAGTATTTAGAGCAGATTCGCAAAACTTTACATAGGGGAAATGATGCTTCGGTGGAAAACGATAATGGGGAGTTGGCATCTGACCTATGAGGAAATTCCTATTTGCCGTATGGCTTTGGCGTTGGCGCAACAAACGACGAGAGAAATCTGCCCTGCTTGCATGGACGCCATCGCGGACTCGAGACTTCAATGGCTAAACCTAGACCTCTCAAAGTTAGTGACGAAACCCGATTCACAGTTCTAGGTCGTAACGGCTATAAGTGTGAAAAGTGCGGAGATGATTTTTTATGGGGTGTATCAGTTCACCATAGACGACCACGGATGATGGGCGGGTCAAAGAATGAGTTGCTCCATCTTCCAGCAAACCTGATTGCATTATGTGGTTCAGGGACTACAGGTTGTCATGGTTGGGTCGAATCAAATCGTGACAAAGCCCGTGAGTTGGGTTATCTCATTATGAAGGTCGAATCCGCCGAGGACATACCATTTTGTGACAATTCGGGCAAATGGTGGAAAATAGACAATTTAGGACAAAAAGAGCAACTTGACACAAATGGGACAAACTTTAATGCTTAACCCATGGAATGTTTATGTCACATTGATGAAGCCGAGCAAGTCATCTACAGGCTTGAGTTTAACCAGCGTCCTTGGACGACCAACGCTGAACGCGCTGGGAACCGTTGGGAGAGAGCAAGTCTCACAAAAGAGTGGAGACTCGGTTTTCAACTTTTGGCTAAAAGTGAGAGGATACCTCCTATGGCGTGGATTAGCGTCACAGTTGAACCTCATCAGAAAGGTGGTCGCCTTCAAGATGTAGGAGCGTGTAATCCATCAGTAAAAGCGGCAATTGACGGAATCGTAGATGCAGGAGTTTTGCCCGATGACTCTTCGCAGTATGTACGCTCGTTAATTTATTTACCGCCGAAGAACGATAAGAACTCATTAGTTCTTTACATACGAGGGGTAGAGAAAGAGAGGAAATTTAGATGAACACAGAATTTTTTTGGACAGCAGTAGCACTTGCAGTTGCAGGTTTTATTATTGTCCCGTTTTATCTAGCGATGTTTATTGCATTTGATAAGTCTCGAGCAAAAACTCAACTAGAGTTTATTGCAACAGCAAACCACATTGAGAAAAAAGTTAAATTCGATGAAGCAGTCGAACGCCTGTTCGAAGAGGGAGTAACGGAATGACAACAGTAATGCAAGCAACAGAGTTAGACGGCAAGGGTCTTGATGAAGTCAAAATTCTGACTGATGCTATCCGCACTCACCAATCACAGATTCAGGACTTAGGCAAGAGACGCAAACAGTTGATTCTTCGCCTTCGTAAACAACGCATCACCTATCGCGAGATTGCTGAAGCAATGGGTGTGTCAGAGCAGTTGATTTATAAAATCATCCGCAACGACATCTCAAGAGAACCTGAGTTCGATGCTCAAGGAAATCTTGTTCGCAGACGAGGACGCCCAGCGAAGCCTCTCGCGTAATGAAGTTCATTGAACTTTTTGCAGGTATTGGTGCCTTTCGCTTAGGACTTGAAAACACAGGTCATGAGTGTGTATGGGCAAACGAATGGTTAGAGAGACCGAGGAAAATCTATGCCCGAAATTTCGGAGAACAACCTGACGGAAGAGACATTCGAGATGTTTCCGCTGGAGACCTTCCTGATGCCGACCTCCTCGTTGGAGGATTCCCTTGTGCAACTTTTTCAGTTGCAGGAAAACGAACTGGATTCAGTTTGGATGACACCCGAGGGACGCTCGCTTTTGAAATGTTTAGACTCGCTCGCGACAAAGCCATACCGTATCTCCTCTTTGAGAATGTCAAAGGACTCCTCAATCACGACGGAGGACGCACTTTCGAAATCATCCTCGAAGTCTTGGATGGCATGGGGTATGACTGTCAATGGGAGTTGCTTGACAGCCAAAATTTCGGAGTCCCACAGCACCGAGAAAGGATTTTCCTTATCGGACATCTTAGAGGAAACCCCCGACCAAAAGTATTTCCTATCGGAGCAACAGGTCGAGGCAATGATGGCGCGAACAAAGAAAAACAAGGAGGAAGGCAGGGGTTTTTCTCCGACATTTCTCCGACCATCGACGCCCACTACTACAAAGGAGGAAATGCCCGACAGTATGTTGTTGAGCAGTTCATCCGACGAGATAACTCAATAAGAACTTTTGAAAATGTTGCACCAACACTTCTTGCTCACATGGGAACAGGCGGAGGCAATGTGCCTTTTGTTCGACCAGTTCTCGATGTTGCAAGAGTAAACAAAAGTCCAAATGGTCGCATGATTAAAGATGACGGCGACCCTATGTACACAATCACAGCGCAAGACCGTCACGGAGTTCAAATTGGGGATGAGGACGGCTTTGCTATTAGAAAACTAACTCCCTTGGAGTGTGAACGACTACAAGGATTACCCGATGGATGGACGGAATTCTATGACGATGGAAAACGAGTCACCGACTCCGAAAGATACGAACGATGCGGACGAACAATCACAATCCCAGTTGTGGAAGCAATTGGTAGGAGACTTCATGAATTCTACTAAATTCTCATTCGACACAATTGATAACTTTGATGAACACATCTCGCAGTCGATTCCTAACTATCACTTGCTTGCCGATGCTATCTGTGACCTAAGTACATTCTTTTTGCAGAAAGATACCCATGTAGTTGATTTAGGTTGCTCAACTGGCAGATTGCTAGAACGCATCCCATTTGAGGGTGAGAAAGTCGGCATTGACATCTCGGCTAATCTTTTGCCTCAGTCGCACGACAATGTGAGTTACATTCAAAAAGATTTACGAGCGTTCAAAGGTTGTGGGCAATCCTCGCTCATACTCTCACTCTTTACTTTACAGTTCCTCCCATACGAGGACAGACCAGCCATTCTTGAAACTGTTTATGATTCTTTGACCGAAGGTGGAGCCTTTATTTGGGCTGAGAAGGTTCAAGAGGAATCAGGGGAACTTGAGCAGATTCAAACCATGGCTTATTACGATTTTAAGCGTAAGGCATTTACTCCTGAACAGATTATGAACAAAGAGCGAGACATCCGCTCAATGATGAAACCTAACACCTCGTTTAGAAATCAGACTATTGCTGAGAACGCAGGATTCACAGTTGGCACGATGTTTTGGAAATTCTTTAACTTTGAAGCGTGGTTGTACATCAAGTGAAATCAAACATAAAGGTAGGTCAAGTTGCGTCGGTTCCGATTAACTCGCTCGAAGGGTACCCAACCAATCCGCGTCGTGGAGACATCGACGCAATTGCACAATCACTTAAAGCGCACGGGCAATACAGACCTATTGTTGTCCAGTACGGTACGAATTACATCCTTGCTGGTAATCACACCTACAAAGCGGCGAAGAAACTCGGCTGGAAGAAAATTAAGATTACTTATGTCGAAGTTGATGAGCAGACGGCAAGGAAGATAGTTCTAGCCGATAACCGATTAACTGACCTTGCTGGATACAACGAACCACTTTTGAAGAATCTTTTGCAAGCCCTCCCTGAGTTGGATGGCACGGGATTTACCGCCTCTGAGGTAGAAATCCTTGACAGGCTGACAAGCGGGGAAGAGAAGAGTTCGATTGGCTCTAAGCCTTTACCTAGCGACCCTGAAGTAAAGATTAGCGCTTGGAAGTTCACAGTTGAGAAAGATGCCTACGATGCTTGGAAAGAGCAACTCTATCTCGAGGCACCGACAAAACAGAAAGCAATCAAAGCCATCAAAGAGCGCCTTGGATTTCCTGAGCGCAAACCAGTTGAACCTGAGCCTAGCGGGGAGCGAAGCGAAACAACGGCTGAGGATGTTGAAACTGTCGGCATCAATGAGGTCAAAGTTCACCCTCTGAACCCGCGTGAGGGCGACATAGGGGCAATCATCGACTCCCTGACATACATGGGTCAGTATCGCCCTATCGTGGCTAATAAGCGCACCAAGCACATTGTCTCGGGTAATCACACTTATCAAGGAGCAGTTCAATTAGGCTGGGAAAAGATAGCCGTCCATTGGATTGATGTGGATGATGTCGAGGAAATCAAGATTCTGATTGTGGACAACAGAACCAGCGACCTAGCAACTTATGACCCATCTGAGTTGAATAAACTTCTCACCTCAACCTCATTCAAAGGTACAGGGTTTAGCCCTGAAGAGGTAGCCGAGATTCGTGCAGGGGGAAAGTCCAAGCCTGGGCATCAACCAGTAGGGCGAACATCTATCAAGGTCGGCGAACACTCCATGAGAGTTCATTCTG